CCACAAATTCCAGTAACGGCACCTATGTCCGTATTGTTATGCCAGCGGATCACCCACCGGCACATTGACGCCAGCAGCCATGCTTTCCAGCAAAGCGAGTTGCGCCGTGTTCACCTTGGACTTGTCGCCCATCTTTTCAATGTCGGTCTTGGCCCGCTTCACCAGCGCCATCAGCGCCGCGTTCCAGTCAGCCAGCGCCTTGTATTCGGGATCAGCCTTCGCATCTTGCCACAGCGCAGCCGTCGAAACAGCGAGGTTGATCTTGGTGTGATCCTTCACAGGCGACAACGCGGTGTGCCCGGCGACCAGCAGCTTGGTTTCAGCGTTGTACACCATCGGCGCATTCTGCTCAAACCACGCCAACAACGATTGCGCACGCATCCCTTTGCCCAAGGCTTCAACCAAAGCGTTCGCACGCTTAACAGCCGTGGGTTTGTCGCCATGTTTGAGCAGGTCGCCCAAGATGGATACAGCGATCTTCTGCACGTTAGTAACAACAGTGCCGATGGATTTCGCCAGCATCGGGATAGCAGCGTCAATAGCGTTGCCCCCCATGCTAAATGAGTAGGTCAACTTCGTAGCCATGATTGTGTCTTTCGTTGCGGCGCAATGTATCGCGCCTTGATCCAGATATAGCGGACGGATTGCCGCATAATAAGCCCGCATTGCTACAGGCTTACATTGCAGTAATCTATTCAGCGCATACTGCGTAGTTGTTTGTCTTGATCATGCAAGCATCAAACTTGGATTGCACAACTACGCCTAAGGCTAGTATCATGCCAAGCAATGCGCACCAAAGCGCCTTGTCTACTGTTCTCATTTGTGCTTTGCCGCTCCTGTTTTAATTACACCAAACACCATGCTATTCACACCGCGGTATTGATTGCCCAATGTCATCTGACCGCCAAGCGGATCGTTCCCGCCCTTTGGGAAGCGCTTTGCAATGTCTGCGCTGCTAGCACGCATTGCGGCTTTGCGTTGTGCTTTGGTCATGTTATCCTCACAGTTAGACATAGATGCATCTGCGTCACAATACGCGGCTATATGTTGCAATCATACGGCGGTGTAAAAGCCCGATGCTTGCAGATGCATTTATATCTAACCGATTACTAGCTAAGGGCTTCAGCGGATTAGCTAACCTAGACCTGTCATGGCTTTGCGGCTTCACTAGTTGCCCGATACTAACCTTAGTGTTAGTCGGTTATCTCTGGAATAGCAGCAGTGCTATCTTAACCCTATTCCATTATGTGTAGTTAGCTTTTCATCACTAACAGGATAAGCATTGCATAGATGCTAGACCCTAGTATTCCTCCCCGCTGTTTCGCGGCATAAAGAGCGTGGCTTTATCTGTCAAGCCTTAGATAGTGTTTATTGAGCGCAACTAGCAACCGCTAACTTGTGTTACCCTATGGGCGGTAAGTCATTCCGTCTTTCGATGTGTTATGTATGACCTATCACAATCAGGTTGTAAACAACTATTTTCAAGGATGTATCAACTATCTTACAACCTATTGATAACAAAGGATTTAATAACCGACAACTGATAGACCCTATGTCTAACGTATTGATAAACAAGGATAAAATCTGAGTGACAGAACCTGATCTTACTATACCGGGCTAACGCTAGGTCTAGGCTAGGCTAGGACTAGGCTTACTCCGATGTAGTGATCTGGCCCGGATACCCGTGGCAAAGGCTTGGTATGATCCAAGGTTGAAAGGTTATTGATAGGCAACAAAGGCACAAGGATGTCAGGCTAGGTGAGATCATGGTTTAACATGTGGTTTAATCCATGGGATTGATACACGGATATATGCCTATGTGTGCCAAGGATAAGACGCGCATGTGTATCAATTCTGTGCGCGGGCGTGATCAGGCGGGCATACGGGGGCATACGCGAGCCTCTATTGTGTTAGGCACCCCATCGTAAAAATTTGTCATTTTCTCTTGGCATGCCCGAGTTGTAAATCCGAGTGCTAGACCGAGTTATACACCCGCGTTATACACGACCCATCTCCGGGTCAAGCAGGGTCAATCCGCAATCCTGACCCTCGAACGGGTCACAACACAGGCTAAAATCCACAAGGACCCCGATTTCCGGCGATTCTAGGGGGTATCTCGCCCGCAGCTACACGGATGTAGCCGGGGCAAGACAAGGGCCTTAGACGGGCCTATTTCCGGGGTGTTTTCGGGATGGTCAGGCGGTCGATGAACCGCTGAATGAACCGAGGAAGGATACCCAACAGAATACCAGTGGCTTTAGGCCCAATTCGTTTGGACAATTCCTCAGTCAACATCACCACGAGGGCAGATGCACCAAGAGTTACCTCGTTAAACAAGGTAGGATCGGACGTAATGGCAACGGCGAAGTCAACCGAAGTCAGCCCGTAGTTCACCAATACGAATGCGACAATGCGCATAAGCAGGGTAGCAAGCAATTTACCCATAATAGGCTCCTTAAATTTCGCCACGAATGGCAATCATGGTTACATTGAGGGCAACCGCAGCAGTGAAAGCAGTAGCTCTCACACGTACCTTGGATAGACCGTCATTACGCGCAGTCCAAAAGATGGTAGGCGCAGCAGTAAGTGCAATAGTCGCAACTTGGGTGTACAAGTTGGTGGAGTTTGACGGGGATACCGCCAGTGCAAACCACGAACCATCTACGCCATCAGTGCTATCGAATGAACCCTCTACAGTTAGGGTGGCCGTAACACTGGTAGCGGTAGCCCAGATAACAACTCCATCTGACCGCCGGGTATCCAGAACTACTGTGCCGTTGAGGGCAGTGATAGGTCCGGACACCTGAGCCAGTTTAGTGTTGCCACAGTTCGACATTAGGCAGCCGTCCCAGAGTAGGCAGTAATGTCAACGATGCCGGGACCACGCAATGCGATAGTGCCAACGAACAGCGGGAATTCCTTAAGGCGTCTGCCCGATCTTTCGTCCGTGGTGCCAGCAGGTGCATAATACACCGAGCCAGAGATGTTCTTGATGCGGGAAGCAGCAGCCACGACAACATCAGTGAAGGCATAGGGGATAGTTTGAAGTGCCATGATAGGCTCCTATGTTAGAGCAGCGTAGTACGCCGCAGCGATTGAGGCAATCTTCTTGCCATTCTTCTTCGTGTCGCCATTGATGATACCACGAGCGGCATACCAATCGGCATCAGTCACGATGTCAGCGAGTTTGTGACCATCCCTAAACGTGCCTTTGATCATTCCGGTAAACAAGATGTCCAAGGCAGTCGGCCATTCGAGTGCTTTGTCGGGGTCCTTCACCAGATCAATGCCCAACAGTTGTCCCATTTGGAGGTACTCGTCATACCACGTGATCTGAACAAGGCCACGACCATAGTACGATTTGCCGGTACGGGGATCACGAAGCGCGTAGTTTTTGCGGATCAGCCCCTTAGCAACAGCATTCGTGACTGCGGAAACAGCGCTTGCATCCGAATAGTTCGGGCCATAACGCCATGCACCTTCGCGGATAGGACACATCCAATACGCGGTTTCATGGTACGCGGTAGCAAGGACATACGCCACTTGGTACTTTGTTAGGCTGTACTTAGTGGCATGTTCGAGGATACGCCTGACGCCATCCATATAGGTAGCCTTAAGAGGGCCTTCATTGATGTCCGGGAGTTTAGCCCGGAACACCAAATGGTCATACTTCAGCACTGGTTGCTTAAGCTGCGGTGCTTTGAACACCGCCAATAATGCCGGCAGCCACTTGTCTAGCTTTGCGTTCATCATCAGTCTCCTGTGGTCCAGCCTTTGCGTATTCTTCATCGCGGGCACCTTGCGTTACGTCAATGAGACGCTGAACATCAGCATGACGATCCTCGCGGATTTGACGTTGCACTTCCATGCGGGATTGTGCCCACACTGCACCAGCACGCAGAGTTTCCATATACACTGCCAGTTTGTTCTCATCACCGTTAACACGGCCAGCGGCACGGGCCAGTTCACGACGCAATGCAGAGGTCATCCCGAACTCGTCACGGGGCCATGTGGGGGAGTTGGGAACCTGCCCTACGTAGCTGGAAGGTAGTTCGTATGCTTGTTCTTCAACGGGGTTTTCTTGGTCGGACATTTACGTTCTCCTGTACATGCGCGAAAGCATTGACTGCTGCGCTGATTTCTTACCGGGCATGGGTCGTCCATTACCTAGCGGGTCCTTCATCTTCTTCTCGTATGCCGCACGTTTGGCAGCGAGATTGACCTTATCTTCATCCTGCTTTAGCGACTCGACCCAAGGCCGGATTGCACTAGCAAGAGCATCAAGGCGGTCATCGTGTTTCAAGCAGCCCTTCGCACGGGTAATCCGAGCAAGCTGGTAGAACAGGGAGTAACTTGGACGATCCTGAATAGGGTACTTCTCAAGCGATGCTTGTTCCTGTTCAATGATACTGATGTCCATGATCAATCGCCCGGAACCGAGTACTGGTTCGATTAGGTCAATGATCCGTAGTTCCTTCTGGCCGCTTTCCCATACATCCTCAATGGTAGCAAGATGCTCCTTAAGCAAATATGGTTGCCAAATAGCGCCAAAGGCACCATTACCGAAGTTCTTCTCCACTGTGATCTTATGCGGTTTGTACCGTTTAGCCACAGCGGTCAGTGCTTCCATGCTTTCCTTGGTAACACCGCCGGGAACAGCGCCAACGGCTACTACATAAACCTTGCCTGCCATGAAGCGGACAACTGCGTATGCGGTTTCGTCACCGTTCTTACCGCCACCTGCGGGGTCCACGTGCATGTTAGTTCCGGCATACGCACCGAACTCTGCTCCAAACGAAGCAGCCCGGTAATACGCGGCATCTTGCACAGGCCAGTCAGCCGGGGTTTGTACACGGTATTCAGCACTCGCAATGTGGTGTACTTCGATGGGTGCCGATGCTTCTGGGATGCGCATAAAGATGATCTTGTCAGCCTTAAGCGGAAACCTGTCTGCGTCTGACAACTTGGTGTCAAGCATGTGCTGTAGCTGGAAGTACGCCTTACCTTGGTCCCGCTCCTTCTTGGTGAGAACTGCCTCACTAAGCATGATCGGATCGGTAGGTTTACCCCTGTTGCCAAGCAGTCCGCCACCCGTGCGTAAA